TATGAATTACATCGACAACGGTACATTCGTTGAAAGATTAATTGCGTTTGCGGCTGTTGAAGGTATTTTCTTCTCAGGTTCATTCTGTTCATTATTTTGGTTAAAGAAGAGAGGTTTAATGCCAGGTCTTACCTTTTCAAACGAATTAATTTCTCGTGATGAGGGTATGCACTGTGATTATGCTTGTCATCTTTACAATAACCATATTGAAAATAAATTATCTGAAAAGAAGATTAAAGATATTATCTGTGGAGCGTTAGAAATTGAAAAAGAATTTATCCTTGAAGCATTACCAGTTCGTTTAATTGGTATGAATTCTGATTTGATGGCACAATACCTTGAGTTCGTAACGGATAGATTGTTGGTTGCTTTAGGATGTTCTAAGGTTTACAATACCACAAATCCTTTTGATTTTATGGAGAACATTGCAATCCAAGGTAAAACAAATTTCTTTGAGAAAAGAGTTGCTGAATATCAAAAAGCAGGAGTACATAATAAATCAGATGAAGAACTAGATAGTGCGTTTTCTGATATGGATTTTTAAAATTAAAAGTTTTTATATAAAATGAAAGTTAAAAAGAGGAACGGTGAATTAGAAGAAATGAGATATGACAAAATAACTAAGCGTATTAGTGCTTTATGTCACGATTTAAATATGGAATACGTTGACCCAACATACATTACTTTAAAGGTAACTCAAGGAATTTATGATGGGATATCAACAATCGAATTGGATAAATTAGCTGCAGAAACTGCTGCACAGATGACTACAACTCACCCTGACTATGCTAAGTTAGCAGGTAGAATAGCGGTGTCTAATTTACATAAATCAACACCAAGAAAGTTTTCACAGTGTATCAAAGAACTACATTCTTTTATTGAACCTAAGACAGGTAAAGAGTCAACATTGATTTCTGACAATGTTTATAGTTTTGTAATGGAGAATAGAGAAGTTATCGATAGTGCGGTTAATATGGATAGAGATTTGGATTTTGATTATTTCGGATTCAAAACTTTAGAACGTTCGTACTTGTTGAAAATTGGTGATAGAATTGTAGAAAGACCTCAGTATATGTATATGAGGGTTGCTGTTGGTATTTGTAAAGGTGATGTACAAATGGCGTTAAGAATTTATGATGACTTATCACAACACTTTTACACTCACGCAACACCTACATTATTTAATGCTGGTACACGTAGACCACAAATGTCATCTTGTTTTTTAATTGGTAATAAAGGTGATGATATCGATGGATTATTCGATACAATCAAAGACGTTGCAAAGATTTCTAAGTGGGCTGGTGGTATTGGATTACACGTACACGATGTTCGTGCTAAAGGTTCATATATTAAAGGAACAGGTGGAGAATCTGACGGTTTAATCCCGATGATGAAAACATATAATGAAGTTGCTCGTTGGATAAATCAAGGAGGAAAACGTAAAGGTTCATTTGCGATATATTTGGAACCTTGGCATTCTGATATTTTTGATTTTATCGATTTAAGAAAGAATCACGGTAAGGAAGAAATGAGAGCTAGAGATTTATTCTTGGCTATGTGGACACCTGATTTATTTATGCAACGTGTTGAGAGTGATGGTGATTGGTCATTATTTTCTCCTGATGAAGCGCCGGGTTTATCGGATGCTTATGATAGTCCTGAAGATAAATCATTTACTCGTTTGTATGAACAATACGAACAAGAAGGTAAATCACGAAAGGTTATTAAGGCGAGAAAATTAATGGATGCAATATTAACTGCACAAATTGAAACAGGAACACCTTATATGTTATATAAGGACCCTGCAAACTATAAATCAAATCAAAAGAACTTAGGTACAATTAAGTCATCAAACTTATGTACCGAAATACTTGAGTACTCCTCTCCAACAGAACAAGCGGTTTGTAATTTGGCGTCAATCGCATTACCTAAGTATATTATCAATGGTGAGTTTAATCACGAACTGTTATATGAATATACCTACCAAGTTGTAAAGAACTTGAACAACGTAATCGATTTAAATTTTTACCCAACCGAAGAAACAAAACGTTCAAATTTTAAACATCGTCCTGTTGGTTTGGGGGTTCAGGGATTGGCTGATGTATTTTGTTTATTGAGTATTCCTTTTGAAAGTGAGGAAGCGGATAAATTACAAACAGAAATCTTTGAAACAATTTATTTTGCGGCACTTACATCTTCAAAAGATTTATCAAAAGTATTTGGTCCTTATGAATCTATTGTTGGTTCACCAATTGAGAAAGGTATTTTCCAATTCCAAATGTGGAACAAAACAGATAAAGATTTATCAGGTCGTTGGGATTGGAAATCACTAAGAAAAGAAGTGGTAAACTATGGTGTTAGAAACTCATTATTAGTAGCACCAATGCCAACAGCATCTACCGCACAAATTTTGGGTAATAACGAAGCATTTGAACCATTCACTACTAACCTTTATCTTAGAAGAACATTAGGCGGTGAATTCGTTGTAATCAACAAACATTTAGTAAATGACCTTTTAAAAGTTGGTATGTGGAATGACACAATCAAAAACAAACTAATTTTTGAAAACGGTTCGGTACAAAATATACCTGAAATACCTACAGAGTTAAAAGAAGTTTATAAAACAGTTTGGGAAATGTCTCAAAAGAGAATTTTACAAATGGCAGCAAATAGGTCTATTTTCATTGACCAATCTCAGTCATTAAACTTGTTTATTGATAATGTAACCAAACCAAAATTATTGGCGGCACATATCTTTGGATGGAAATCAGGTTTAAAAACGGGTATGTACTATCTAAGAACAAGAGCGGCGGTTGATGCAATCAAAACTTTGGGTGTGGAAATGTCATCCCCACAAAAAGTGGAAACGACATCTGCAAACACACAAAATGTTGAATTACCAACCAAGTCGATTTTGTTTGAACAAAATGAAACTGCTTTAAGTATGAAACCAACCGATTCACCATTTGAGTGTGAGGGTTGTGGTTCATAAAGATAATGGGAGGCTCCCTCAAAGTACTAATGTCGTCAAGGCGTACCTTGAGCTTCCAGGTCTCGAGAATACAGGGGGTGAATATCAAGACACCATATTAAACCCAACTTCGGTTGGGTTTTTTATTTATTCCCATTTTAGTTTAGTTTATATTTATTGATATGGCGTTAACATCATATGGAATTGACTATCCATTTAGAGATAGTAGATACGGAGATTACTTAAAAACCACAGAGTCTCCACAGAGAGAAGTGAGAGCTAATCTCATACACCTACTTTTAACAAGAAAGGGTACGAGATATTACTTACCTGACTTTGGTACGAGGTTATATGAATACATATTTGAACAAAATGATGTGGTAACATTCAATCATATTGAGGAGGAGATTCGTGAGGGTATAAGAAAATTTATACCAAATGTAGAAATCAAATCTTTAAACATAATGTCAGCGGAAAATGACCCTGATGAAACAAAAACGTATACACAAGACGAAGACGAGAGATTGTTTAGGGTTTCTGATTATTCGAGTAAACCTTATACTGCTAAAGTTAAACTTGATTATACAGTAAATAACGGAGCATTTTCAGTATCAGACTTTATAATTATTAACATATAAAATGGCAAAAGAAATATCATACGCAACAAGAGATTTTGCAGGTTTAAGAGACGAATTAGTTTCATTAACTAAAAAGTATTATCCAGAATTAATAAGTAATTTTAACGATGCATCAATTTATTCAGTATTACTTGATTTAAATGCTGCGGTTGCTGATAACTTACATTTCCATATAGATAGAGTTTGGCAGGAAACAATGTTGGACTTTGCACAACAAAGACAATCATTATTTCATATTGCAAAAACTTATGGTATTAGACTACCCGGTTTAAGACCATCAGTTGCGTTATGTGATTTCTCAATTAACGTCCCTGTTAGAGGTGATAAAGACGATGAAAGATATGAGGGTATTCTAAAAGCGGGAGCACAAGTTTCGGGTGGAGGACAGATATTTGAAACTCTTGAGGACATCGATTTTTCAAATCCTTTCAATAGTAAAGGTGAACCTAATAGATTAAAGATTCCAAATTTTGATAACAATAGTAAATTAATATCATATACAATCACCAAAAGAGAGGCGGTTGTAAATGGAACAACTAAGATTTATAGAAGAGTTATTAATGAGGTTGACCAAAAACCATTCTTAAAACTATACTTACCTGAAAAAAACGTATTGGGTGTTGTTAGTGTAATCCATAAATCTGGTACAAATTATGCTAGTAATCCTACATATGATGAATTCACAAACGGGAATAAATGGTACGAGGTTAAGTCATTAATCGAAGATAGAGTTTTTATTGAAGACTCAACAACAATTTCAGATACCGATAATTTTAAATCGGGTGATTACCTTAGAGTTGATAATAAATTCATTACTGAGTATACACCTG